AACACGACCGGCACGTCGACGAGCTTAGGAAGGGACTCGGAGACCTGATTGCCGTCGCCGTCCGGCAGCGAGCGATTGAGCACGGGCACGACGTCACAGGTCTGCTTCGCCGCGTCGTATGCCTCGACGCGCGCGGGGAACGCCGTGTGGAGGTCGATCAGACGCGAGCCGATCGCGAGGTCGAGTAGCTCGGCCTCACTCACGTCCTCCTGCGCTGATTCCACAGTGGCTCCTCAGGTAAACTGACGCGCGATGCTCTGCACGTACCAGTCTTGACCCCAGCTCTGGCCGAGGTACTCGCACTCGGTCAGAACGTAATCACCGTCGAACGAGTCCGACTTCAGGTGCACGCGGCGGCCGGGAAACAAGCCGGGGATCAGCATGCTCTTGACCTTCACGAGCCGCGCGTCGAAGGCCTTCGGCTTCTTCGCCGCCTTGAGCGAGTTCGCGCTCGCCTGCGCGTTGCCGATCGACACCGACGCGTCGATGCCCGCTTCAGGCGAGCCGATGAGCCCGGTGTCCGGCGTCAGCAGCACGGCCGCGAGGTCGAGCGGCTGGTTGTGCTTCGCGACCTGCACGACGCCGTTCTGGATCGACCACGTGAGGCCCATCGAGTTGAGCAGACGCGAGAGCTGCTGCGCCGCGTTGCCCGAGAGCGTCATGGTATGCGGCAGCGACCCGCCGAGCGCGGGGACCTGCGCATCCGCCAGGAACTTGTCCGCGTTGCCCGAGCCGAGGTTCAGGGCCTCGACGCACTGCTTGAGGACCGTCGAAAGCGGCGTCCCCTTCGTGAACGTCTTGTTGACGCGCGACTCGCGGTACGCGCGACCGCCGTCGTCTCCGGCCAACGTCGTCTTCCAATCGGTCGCGTCGCGCACCGACGACATCTCGCGAAGGTCGCCGAGGAAGAGCGTCGATGTGTTCCCAACGTAGCCGGCGTCGACCTGCACGCGAATGCCGACCGTCCTCGACGACGTCGGGTTCGGGCGATTGCGCTTGAGCAGCTGGGCCCGGTGCTCTTTGTTCAGGTTCCAGAGGCTCAGCGTGCAGCGGTTCGGCTCGCTTTTGAGCGTCCGCAGGATCTTGAATTCTACGTCGAGGTTCGAGACGTCCAACGCGGTCCCGGTACCCGCGTCGACGACCACCTTCCACTGCCGCCGGAAGAGTTGGTTCGCCACAATCTACCCCGCCAGTATCGGGTCGTCGGACGTCAGGTACATCAGCTGGTACCCGACGCCGAGGTCGCCGGGCGACGCGAGGTCGAACCCGGTGCCCGTGTAATCGACCAGCGTCAGCAGCCCCGGCGGCAGTCGCGTATCCGTGAACCGCCGCAGCAACGACGCGCCGAGCACGAGCCGGACGCCGGAGGCTATCGGATTCCCGTCCTGGTCGCCGAGCTCGACGTACCAGCAGCCCTCGCGATCCGACCAGAGAAACGTGAACAGGTACTCGACGCCTTCGAGTTGCGTGAGCTGGTCGAAGTACTTGGACGTCTGTGCGAGGCCGGTGTCGATCTGAAGGATCGCCATCGGTCAGTTCCCCTTGAGTGCTGCTGCGAGGGTGTCAAACGCGTGCGTGGCGAACGAGCCCCTCTTCGTGTCTTTCTTGACCTCGGCCGTCGGCTTGTCGCCGCCGTGGCGCGCCCGCTTCTTCGCGCTGGGCAGCGCCGCGACGGTCGTCGTTTCGACGATGCGGATCTCGGAGAAGTCGATCGAGAAGCGGAGCGCGTTGCCGAGCCCCGCGTTACGCGGCACCGAGAAGTTCGCGATCGCGACATTCTGCAAAGTCTCGAGCGTCGTCGTGACGGTGAAGATCGCGCCGAAGGACGCCGCCCGCACCAGCTCGCCGTAGGTGTCGAGCACGCGGTCAAACTGCCCGGAAAACAGGAGGGCCTGCGCCTGCACCGTCTGCCCGTTGACCGAGATCGGAACGGACCCAAGCGACGCGGTGATGCCCGAGGTCGGCTTCCCCGGCGCGACAATCGGCGTGTTGGTAACGATGCCCTCGACCGACAGCCGCCGCGGGAGCGGCCGGATGTGGTCGGTGACGTCCGAGCCCTTCTCGACCTGGTGCCGCGTGATGTCGGCGGCGACGGTGTGGTTCTCATTCACCGCCGCGTCGAGCACGACCGAGCCGGTGACGTTGTCGCCGGAGTCGTCGGTGTAGACGTAGTCGAACTGGACGAGGCGAGGCGCCTGCGGTGGCATCGATCAGCCTCCCGCCGGCGCGCGCTGGAGGGCCGCCGCCGTCTCGCGCCGCTCGCGCTTACGATGCTCGTGCCACTGCTTCGCCGCGCGCTCGTGGACCTCGTTCGAGAGATCGCCGGCGACGTGGAAGTGCACGTCGCCCTCCTTTACGTGAGAGCCACCGACCCCGCCGCCCTGCCCAAGCAGGCGCTGGCGCTCGAGCGGCGACGTCGCGCGGGCCATCTCGGGGCCGAGCTTGCTAGCGACCCAGCCGATACCCTCGCCGGCCATCTTCGCGCCCTTCCAGACGGCCGTGACTGGGTAGGTCACGACCTTCAGGATCTTCGCGATCTCGTCCGAGTGCGCCTTGATGAACTGCCACGCCGTCTGCATGATCCCGGAGATCTCCTTCCAGAGATCCCGCAGGGCCTCGACGACTTGGGTGCTCGTACCTTTGCCGAACGCGGAGTCGAGGAACCGCCCGACGAGCGAGTCGTTCCCCTCGAACAGGTTGATCAGGTCGTCGACGAGGAGGACGAGGATGCCGATGGCCGCCGCGGCGGCGAGGATCGGCCAGTTCGCTGCGGCCATCTGGATCGCGAACACCGTCGCCACGCCCCCGAGGACGAGCATCGAGGCCTTGACGATCTCGGAGCCCTCCGCCCACTTGCGGAACAGCATCACGCCCTTCGTCACGGCGCCGACGAGCGGCTGCAGCACGGGCAGCAGGCCCTGCAGGATCGTCGAGGAGAGCGCGCGCCAGGTGAGCGACAGCTTCGCGCTCTGGTGCTCGAACTCCCGCGCCTGCTTGATCGTCTCGTCGTTGAACCCACCGCCCAGTTCCTTGAACTCGGCGGCGTACTTCTCGACGCCCTCCCGTCCCTCCTTGAGGAACGGGAGCAGCTCGCGGCCCTGCTTGCCGAAGAGCTCCGTCGCGAGCGCGGCGGCCTTCGCCGGGTCCCGGACGTTCTTAATTCCCTCAGCAACGTCAGGCAGGAGCTCGGCGACGTTCTTCAGACTGCCATGTGAATCGCGCGTGGCGACGCCGAGCAGCGCGAACGCGTGCGCCTGCTCCTTCGAGCCCTCGGCGGCCTTGAACTGATTGACCTCAAGATTCCCAAGCATATTCAGGAGCGCGTCGCCGTCCATGCCGAGGGCCTTGGACGCGTACTGCAGCTCCTGCACCTTCTCGGTCGTGATGCCGAGCGCGGCGGCGGTTCGCTCAACCTGCGTAGCGGCCTTGACCTGGCTCTCCGCCCATTCGTAGACTTGCTCCACGGCGAAAGCGGCGGCGAGGCCCTCGGCGACGCTCTTCGCGCGCTCCAGGAAGCTGCCGAGCGCAGTCTCGCCCTTCTTTAGCTCCTTGGTGTCGACATCGAAGCCGAACGAGGCGAGCAGCTCTCGGACGGCGCCTCCCTCGGCCATGGGTCACTGCTCCTTCGGCCGGCTCGCCTCGTCGATCGAGTCGAGGTAGTCGTGCAATTCGCACGCGTCGGCGATCGAGTAGGCGTCGAGGCTCGCCAGCGTCTCGCTCGTCGCCGAGTGCGTAACGAGACGCCAGCGGAACCAGCGCCAAAAGTCGACGGTCACCCCGTCGGAGGCGTCGGCATCCCCGGCGCCAAAGCGAGCTTCCCGCTCATTACGCCAGAAAAAAAAGGGCCGAAGTTGAGCTTGATGTTCTCGGCGAGCCACTGCGCGAACGCGAGGTACCGGCCGGCGAAGTGGGTTTCCTGCCGCGCGACGAGCAGAGGCACCCACTTATCGCCGTCCTGATACCACGAGCAGTTGCCGAATTCCTTCGCGAAGAAGGCGAGATCCTCATCGGAGAGGGCCGACGGGAGAGCGTCCAGCGCCCGCGCGATCATCGCCAACTTGTCGCCCTCCCCCGCCTTGAAGGCGGACGAGAGCACCGGCGAGACGATCTTCACGAGGCGCATGAGCGCGCGGCGGCCGACGCCGAAAGGCATCGGCCTGAGGCGATACACAACACCGTCGACCTCGCGGTCGACGTCCTGAGTCTCAAGGTCTTCGCTGTCCACTTGTTCCTCCTACGTCGGATGACGCGCCGACGACGCGAACGGAGGGAGCGGCGGCTTACGAGTAGTTGCCGCCGACGACGCGATCGCCGTTCGCGATGCGGAGTTTCCACTCGCGCGACTTCGGCGTGCGGTCCTCGTCCCCGTCCGGGTACCGGACGATCCACGCCTTGGCCCCGCTGACGATGGTCGTTCCGTCGAGGTCCTGCATCTGGAACGACACCACACCCTTGCCGTTCGGCGCGGCGCGGTCGGCCTTGTGCAACCCAGAAAGGTAATCGTTCGACGCGGAGGTCTGGAGCAGCTTGATGGTGACGTCGACCCGCCCGTCGTTCGACTTGACGCGCGCGACCTCGCCGTCCGAGCCGGCCTCGTCGTTGAACGCGTCGGCGACCTGCGTGATGGTGATGTACGATCCCGCGGCGTATCCCCCGATGCGCACGCCTCCGACATCGATGATGTGGCGCGCGGGATCGAGGTTCGTGGTGCGTCCCTGGGGCATGATCTATCTCCCGGCGTGTTTGT